GCCATGTTCAGGCAGTCAGCACTCAGGAACTCGCACTGGGCATAGAGGTCCAGCGGGCTCTTCGTCACCGGGGAGCCCGTTGCGATGCGCCTGAACCGCGCCTCGCGGCCCACCTTGATGATGTTCTTGGTGCGCTTGGCGTTGGGCGTCTTGATGGTGGTGCTCTCGTCCACGGCCATGAAGCTGTTGGTCACACGCAGGAAGGTGCGCGCGAAGCTCACGCCCTTCTCGGTGCTGAAGGCCTCGATGTTCATGATCAGGATGCGCAGGCCATCGACGTAGTTGAGCATGGCCTCCATCTCCATCTTCTCCGCCTTGCGCGGGGACGGTGACCAGCAGGCCATCTTGTACGGCACGTGCTCGGGCATGTGCTTGGGCAGCTCGGATTTGTACCAATTGCGGTACACGCCCTTGGGTGCCACGATCAGCATCCCGTTGATATCGCCGCGGTCGTAGAGCAGGGCTGCGTTGTTGATGAGCATGAAGCTCTTGCCCGTGCCCATCTCCGCAAACAAGGCGACGACGGGGTGCTTCCAGAAGCGTTGAAGGTACGCTGCTTGGTGGGCAAACGGCTGGTTGCGGTACGGGTACCGCGAGAGGTCTTGGTCCATCTTTCTTCCTTTCTGGTGGCGGGTACTTGACGACCCGTGAAAGCAGTGTACACTGTTTGCACGTTTCAAGAAAGGAGAGCGTAAACGTGAACCAAAGTCCCTCTGTCTTCGTTGTCCAGGAGATGCCGAATCACGACATCGCCGCGGCAATGAAGTTCGGCGAGCTGAAGGTGTTGCTACCCGCGACAACCCAGATCGCTTTTTCCACGGCCCCCACCATCCGCACGCTCAAGCGCAAGTTGATGGAATTCAGCGACAAGGACTTCTTGCTGCTGACCGGGGACCCTGTGGCTATCGGCTTGGCGTGTTCGATAGCTGCGTTTTATAACGGCGGCCGCTTCAAGGTTCTGAAGTGGGATCGCCGTGAGCGCCTGTACATCCCCATCGTTTTGGATACCACTGAGAAAGGAGAGCGTCATGAGTGACCTGAACAGTTTGTTTGAAGAAGATGCCAACGCCCTGACCGTCAAGGACGACGATCTGTCGTCGGTTGGTGCTCTGGCCAAGCGTGCTAAGGAACTCGAGAAAGAAATCGAGGACCTGGATAAGGTGCTGAGCGAGCGCAAGGAACAGCAGCGCAAGTTGCTGGAGGATGCGATCCCCGCCAAGCTCGAAGAGTTGGGCATGAAGAAGTTCACCATGTCTGACGGCAGTCAGATCGAGGTCAAGCCCTTCTACGGCGCCACCATCAAGGAAGAGAACCGCGCTGCAGCCTATGAGTGGCTGCGCAAGCACGGCTTCGACGACATCATCAAGAACACGGTTTCCGTGCGCTTCGGTCGCGGTGAAGACGACCTGTGCGCGGAACTACTGAATCTGCTGCGCGAGAAGAACTACCCTGTAGATCAAGCGCAGAAGATCGAACCCGCAACGCTCAAAGCGTGGGTTCGCGAGCGCGTGGAACGCGGCGACGCTTTCCCGCAAGAGCTTTTTGGCGCGTTCATCGGCCAGAAGGCAACCATCAAGTCCGCATGAAAAAGGAAACGAGAAAATGGCTAAGAACGAAGTTGCAGTGAAGCAAGAAACCGCCCTGGCCCTGGCCAGTGATTTTGAGCAAGACGCCCACAGTGGGTTTGAAGGCATGGGCCAGGAAGACTTTGCTCTTCCCTTCCTGCGCCTGTTGGTCAACACTTCCCCCGAGGTCGGCGAGCTCGACGGGGCAATGCCCGGCATGGTCCTCAACACCGTGAGCAACCAGCTCTACGAAGGCAAGAAGGGCTTTCTGGTCATCCCGTGCGCCTATGTGCGCCAGTACATTGAATGGGCCCCGCGCGGCAGCGGCAGTGGTGCCCCCGTCTCGATCTACCCGGCCACGTCTGACATCCTGAGCCGCACGCACCGCGAACCGGGGGACAACAAGGACTACCTGGACAACGGCAACTACATCGAGAACACCGCCAATCACTACGTGATGGTGGTCAACGAGGACGGTGTGCCGGAGCCTGCGCTCATCACGATGAAGTCCACCCAGCTCAAGAAGAGCCGCAAGTGGAACAGCATGATGATGTCGGCCAAGCTCATGGGTGCCAACGGCCCGTTCACGCCTCCGATGTACAGCCACCTGTACCGTCTGACGACCCAGGCTGAGTCCAACGACAAGGGCAAGTGGTTTGGTTGGGAGGTGGAGAAGGTTGGTCCCGTGACTGACAAGTCCCTGTACATGGCTGCCAAGGCTTTCGCTTCGCAGATCGGCTCAGGCGAGGTCAAGGTCAAGCACGAGACGGAAAACGGCGCGCCTATCGATTCACCGTTCTGATGTATTTCAGGGGGCGGCACTGCTGCCCCCTGCTTATAGAGAGCCAGCATGACAGACATCACCCGGTTCAAAGCCATCTTTGCAGGCCTGGACATCGCGTATGGAACCTACCGGATCAAGTCAGAACGAGGCGACGGCAAGCAAGCCGGTCAGGCCACGGTGGTTAGGAAACCCCCAACCGACGACCTTTGGGAAAAACATCTTGATGGTGTTGAGCCTTCCCTGGGCATTATTCCTATTCGTGCTGACAACACTTGCATCTGGGGTTGCATTGATATTGATCAGTACCCTCTTGACCATCGAGGACTGGTGGAAAAAATAGCGCAGCTCAAGCTGCCGCTGGTGGTCTGCCGCAGCAAGTCCGGCGGCGCACACGTCTTCCTCTTCACCCGCGAGCCGCAGCCCGCGCGTGAGTTTCAGGGCTACCTGAAAAACGCCGCGGCGCTCTTGGGCGAGGCCGGGCGAGAGATCTTTCCTAAACAAGCCGAGATCCTCGTGGACCGAGGAGATACCGGCAACTTTCTCAACCTGCCGTACTTCGGCGGTGATAACGGGACGCGTTATGCATTCAATTCGGACGGATCGGCAGCCACACTTGAAGAGTTCTACGCCCTCTGGGAGGCCAGTGTTCAAGAGTCGATCTCGGCTTTTCCTGATCCGCCGAAGGCACCTGACGCGCCCATTAAAGACGGTCCACCCTGTCTACAGGCGCTATGTGCGCAGGGCATTCCAGAGGGAGGTCGCAATAACACGCTCTTTAACATTGGAGTGTTCCTTAAAAGAGCGCACCCCGCCGCGTGGGAAGACAAGCTAGTCGAGCACAACATCAAGTATGTTGGCCCGCCGCTGCCAAACAACGAAGTCCAGTTGATCATCAAGCAGGTCGGCAAGAAGGACTACAACTACAAGTGCAAAGATGCCCCGCTCAACAGTTTCTGCAACAGCGGACTATGTCGTACCCGTAAGTTCGGAATTGGTTCCGCGGGCCCTGATGCTCCGCAGATCGCTTCCCTGTCAAAGTACGCCAGCGAACCGCCTCTGTGGTTTCTTGACGTTAACGGCCGTCGCCTGGAACTTGATACCGACAGCCTGTTTGTGCAGACTGCCTTCCAAAAGGCCTGTGTGGAGAAGCTCAACGTCCTCCCGCCAACGCTGCGAAAGCAAGACTGGGAGCACCTGCTCAATGCCCTGCTGAAGGAGATGGTGGAGACGGAGCAGATCTCCGAGGCCAGCGAGGACACCAGCATCACCGGCCGCTTCAGCGACCTGCTCGAAGAGTTCAGCACTCACATGCAGCAGGCGATGGAACGCGACGAGATCATCATGGGTCGGCCCTACACCGACGACGATGAGGCCAAGACCTACTTCCGCATGAAGGACCTCGAGGCCCACCTGCTACGCAACAACTTCAAGGGGATGACGACCCCCAAGATTGCCCAGCGCATGCGCGACATCGGCGGTGAGCCCATCAGCCTGTTCCTCAAGGGTCGGACCGTGCGCTGCTGGCGCATCCCCCGCTTCAACAAGCAGGACGCCCCGTTCACTACGCAGACCAAGCGCGAGGAGAGCCCGTTCTGATGACCACCGAGATCAACAAGATCTTCGGCCCTCCCGGCGCGGGCAAGACGACCTACCTGCTCAACGTGGTGGACCGCGAGCTCGGAGCCGGGACATCGCCCCACAGCATCGGCTACTTCAGCTTCACCCGCAAGGCAGCGCACGAGGCCCGGGACAGGGCGGTGCAGAAGTTCCCCAAGCTCAACCCGCGCACGGACTTCCCCTACTTCCGCACGCTCCACTCCCTGGCCTTCCACGTCCTCGGAACGCGGACCCAGGACATCATGCAGGCGGAGAACTTCCGTGAATTTGCCCAGCAGGCCGGGATCGAACTCAACTTATCATCCGACGATGAAGAGGCGTTCGTTAAGGCGGACAACCCGATACTCAACGAGATCAACTTGGCGCGTATTCGAGGGGTTGATCTACGCCAACATTACAACCAAAGTGGGCTGGACATCGAGTGGCATCACTTCGAATTTGTCGAGCGAACTTATCGTCATTACAAGAACGCCAACTACCTGTTGGACTTCACCGACCTGCTCGAGCTTGCCGTGGTCGAGTCGGATCATCTGCCTGAGCTTGACGTCCTCATTGTTGATGAGGCCCAGGACCTAAGCCGATTACAGTGGAATTTGGTCGAGGCTCTGGCCGAAAAGGCGAAAAGAGTCTTCCTCGCCGGAGACGACGATCAGGCAGTATTCACTTGGGCAGGCGCTGACGTCAAGAGCTTTCTGTCCTTCCGTGGCCACATCACCGTCCTGGAGCAGTCCTACCGCGTCCCGGCCCGTGTGCACACCCTGGCCAACGAGATCGTCACCCGCATCCGCGAGCGCCAGGAAAAGACTTGGCGCCCCCGCGACTTCGCAGGCGAAGTCTGCACCTACTACCGCTTCGAAGACATCCCAATTGCCGATGGCCAGTGGCTGCTGCTGGCGGCCACCAACTACATGCTCAACCCCATCCACGAGTGGCTCAAGAGCCTGGGGCTGCTGTTCGAGCGCAACGGCATCCCAAGCCTGTCAGCCAACATCGCCCACGCCGTGGCGGACTGGGAGCGGCTGCGCCGGGGCAAAACCGTCTCAGGCGAGGCCATCAAGAACATATACAAGTACTTAGATACGAGTGCCGTGGCCCGGGGCCACAAGACCTTCAAGCACGGCGAGGCGACTCAGCACTACAGCCTGGAGCAGCTCAAAGAGCACTTCGGCCTGCAGACGGACGTCATCTGGCACGAAGCCCTGACCAAGATCCCTGATGACCGCCGGGAATACCTCATCGCGCTGCTGCGCCGCGGCACGAAGTTGTCAGAGGTCCCCCGCATCCGCCTGTCCACCATCCACGGCGCCAAGGGCGGGGAGGCGGACAACGTCATGCTGCTCATGGACCTGAGCCCCAAGTTCGCCAGAGAGTACGCCATCAACGGCGACAACGTCCATCGCCTGTTCTACGTGGGCGTGACCAGGGCCAAGAAGACCCTGCATCTCATCCTTCCCAAGCATCAAGAAAAAGGATTCCGCCTGTGACCACGATTTCCCTCTTCCCGTCCAACGTCGAGTGGGTGGCACCGGAAGTTTTCCCCAACTTGTCCACAGCCAAGGAGATAGCGATTGACCTCGAGACATGCGATCCCAACATGGAGTCTATGGGTCCCGGTTGGCCTCGCCGGGACGGCTTTATCGTTGGCTATGCTGTCGCTGTGGATGGTTGGGCCGGTTACTTTCCCGTGGCCCACGGCGGTGGCGGCAACCTCGACAAAAAGCGCGTCGAGCGGTGGATTGCAGACGTCCTGGCCACACCTGCTGACAAGATCATGCACAACGCCGCCTACGATGCAGGATGGCTTCGTGCAAGCGGATTCACCATCAACGGCCGCATCATCGACACCATGCTGGCCGCCCCTCTCATCGACGAGAACCGATTCAGCTACAGCCTCAACGCGCTAGGCTTTGACTATCTCAAGGAAGTCAAGTCCGAGCAGGGCTTGAAGCAAGCCGCAGCCGACTTCGGTGTGCACCCCAAGAAGGAGCTCTGGAAGCTCCCGGCCATGTACGTCGGTGAGTATGCCGAGCAGGATGCCGCGCTGACCCTGAAGCTCTGGCAGAACCTGCGCACCAAACTGCGCCAGGAAGAAGTCGAATCCATCTTCGAGCTCGAGTCCCAGGTGCTGCCTGTGCTCATCGACATGACGCTGCGCGGCGTGCGCTTTGATCGCCCCAAGTGCGAGCGCCTGATTGATCAGCTTCAAGCCCAGGAGAAAAAGCTCTACGCCGACATAAAGAATCTTGCAGGCACCAGCGTGGACATCTGGGCGGCCAAGAGCATTTCCCTGGCCTTCGACAAGCTGTCCATTCCCTACAGCAAGACCGAGAACGGCCTTCCCAGCTTCACCAAGAGCTTCCTGGATAGCTGCAGCCACCCAATAGCCAAACTCATCGTAGAGGCCCGGGAAACCAACAAGACGCACAGCACGTTCCTGCAGCCCTACCTTAACTTCAGCCAAGCCACCGGCCGCATCCACTGCCACTTCAACCAGCTGCGGTCTGATGACGGCGGCACGGTGACCGGGCGCCTATCGGCGGCCAACCCCAACCTGCAGCAGGTGCCCGCCCGGCACGAGATCATCGGGCCCATGGTCCGGGGCCTGTTCCTGCCCGAGGAAGGGCAGCAGTGGGCATCCATCGACTTCTCTTCCCAGGAGCCGCGCCTGCTGGTGCACTACGCCAGTCTGCTGGAGCTCCCCGGCGCCGACCGGATGGTGGACGCCTACTGCAGCGATCCCAACACCGACTTCCACCAGATGGTGGCCGACATGGCCGGCATCAAACGCAAGGCCGCCAAGACCATCGGCCTGGGGCTGATGTACGGCATGGGCAAGAACAAACTCGCCGCCCAGCTCGACCTGGACGTGTCCGAGGCCAGCGAGCTGATCGACAAGTTCCACCTGAAGGTTCCGTTCCTGCGCGGAACGGTCAACGCGGTGATGAAGCGGATTGAACACCCCGCGGCCGCCGGATCCATCCGCACGCTGCTGGGACGCAAGTGCCGCTTCCCGCTGTGGGAGCCTATGGAATGGGGCGTCAACAAGGCGCTGCCGCGCGAGCAGGCGGTGATTGAGTACGGCGTTCGAATCAAGCGCGCAGGCACCTATAAGGGCCTGAACCGTCTCATCCAGGGCTCAGCCGCTGATCAGACCAAAGCCGGAATGGTGGCCCTAGCCAAGGCCGGTTTCACCCTGCTGCTGCAGGTGCACGATGAAGTGGTGATCAGTGCAGACAACCGCGAGCATGCTCAAGCGGCTGCGGAGATCATGGCCAACTGTGTGAAGTTGGAAGTCCCCAGTCGGTGCGATGTGGAAGTCGGACCGAACTGGGGAGAAGCGAAGTAATCAGGCGGTTACTTCAAGCAGCTTGTCCAGGTAGTGCCGGGCCTTCTCCAGGTCTTGGCGCCCACCCTTTTCCTGCCAGCGGCTGACGTACTTGACGACATTGCCCTCAAGATAGCCCAGGCGGTTGCTGACGATGTAATCCCAAGGCTGGATTGCCTTGGTCTGGTAGTGGCCACCACCAACCTGGATCGCATTGGCCGCGGAAACCGGCTCGAGCGGGGCATCCAGCATCGGGATGACCTTCAGCATCTTCTGCTGCAGCGCCTGCTTCAGGTGCTCGACGTTGTCATTCTTGACCTTCTTGACAGGCGTGCGGCCCGCATGCTTGGCTGCCAACTTGTAGGCATAGCCCGCAGCGATCTTGTACCGCTTGGCCAGGGTATGGGTTGAGACACCCGCGTTCTGCGGATCCTTCAGCGCCGACAAGAACATCTTGGTTTTAGGCGACATCTTTCTCATGATCTGATTCCTTAAAAAATGCTGCGTGGAGTGAGCTCCACGGACTGCGAACCTCCGGGGCAGCGGGTTTGGTTGATGGACCGCGGACCGGGGAGCGTTTGATAACTTGTTCCAGTGTCGTGAATCTATGGAGGTTGTGGCATTCGTATCTCCTTCTTTTTACGCCGCTTGCAGCTCGTCTTGTTTCAACAACGCGGGTTGCACAACCGCACTCGGGGCACTGCATAATTTCTCCATCAACTCTCGATGTCTGATCTTCTCACGGTACCTAGCTGATCGCTCTCGAGCACTCAACTTCTGCCTCTTCGCATCACAGCCTCTGCCGATCCGGTAGACCTTAATCAAGTCCCGCCCACGCTTGTCCTTCTCCCAGGCACAAATGTGTGCAGCACCAGCCCTGTGCATCGCACGGGTGTAGTCCAGCACGGTCACGTAATGAAGGCCCGTGGCCCGTGCCAGCTCCTGGCAGGAATGCGTGCCGTCCAGCATCAGCTCCACCATGTGCGCATAGGCCATGGCGTTGACCTTGATGGTGGTCTTGCCTCGTTTAATCGTTGAGTTCAGCAAGCTGCGCCTCCAATTTCTTGATGTGCCTGTAGGCACACTCGTAATGGTCCGCGCCCCGGGCCCAGCACCGCGGAGAGTGGGTGCGTTCCTCGTTCAGATAATCGTTGATCGCCTTGGCCAGTTCATCGGCCGCGGGCTTGAGCACGCCGCTGGGCGTGTGGATCACCGCGCCACGCAGAACATCGTGGCAGCGTTGGAGTAGTTCAATGTGTTTCATCGTCGCAGGGGTTGGTGAATTTGAAAACCTCATCGAGGTTGGCCTTGACGTCCTCGACCTCGATGCCGTACATGCGGCAGCGGATGGCCAGGGATAGGGTCAGCGCCGTGAGGATGTCCTCCGGCGTTGTGTCAGTGTGTTGTTCGCAAAACTCCCGCATCGAGTTGTTGAGGTACTGGGCTAATTGGGCATGTTTCATCGTCGTTTCCTTTGGGGGCTGCTTCGTAACTGTGGTGGATGTAGCCGAACTCAATACGTCCGACCATGGTGGGTTTGACCCAGGTAACCTTGCCGCTCTTGTACTTGCGCATGTGACCGCGGCGCTGATGGCGCCGGGGACTGGCATGCTTGCGGCCGGTGGGCGCGCCTGCTTCAGGCAGGATCTGGTTGGCCGTCACGTCGATGACCTTCCATTCGAACAGAGGCTTCTTGCCCTTGGCCACGCGCTTGGTGTTGCTGGGGTTGGGGATCGGCTGGTGGGCAACAACCTTTGCTTTCTTGGTCACCAGCTCGATGTACAGCATCGCGTAGGTGCGGCGGGCGTTGTCCGTGGCGTTCTCGAGAATGTCGTGTTTGGATTTACCGCTGCGCTCCAGCTCGTCCACGATCTCCCCGTTAAACCACAAATCCGGGACATCTTCACCTGCCTGTCGGCGTAAGGAACGGTTCCCATCTTGGTTCAGGATCAAGCGGTGGCCGTTATGACGCCAGTAAATAACCTGGAGGTTGTTGTCGAAACGGGAAAAGGTCTTGACAACAAGAGTAGGCGACTCCCTGAGGCCAATCCCGTAGACCACACCAATGTCCTCAAACGGCAGCGGGATCTCGTCCGGGATGTTTTCGGTGTGCAGCACTTCAGGGACTTCGCCCGTCTGGTAGCTCTGGGTCACCTGGGCATGACGAGCTACGTCCACAAAGCCCAGATCGAACCACATGAAAACGTCCGCGTATCTCACAAACTTCATCGCTTCCAAAATGCTTGGTGTCATTGGAACTCCTTCAGCAGTTTCAAAAATGTCGCGTTAGCGCGGCGATTCAGAGCACGGCGCCGGGCCCGCGCACCGCGGACCTTCTTGATCGGTGGGCGGTACATCAGGATGTCGAAGTACATGCGCGGCACGATGAGTTTGGTGGGGCGCCTTTGGATCGGCTGCATCTCAGCGGCGTCATTGAGGAACCTCAGCGCATCGGCCAGGGTTGTCTCGTCCAGGAAGGACTTGGGCTTCTGGTTTGCGTTGTGGTCGCCGCTCATTTCTTTTCCCTTTGTTTAATGGCGTCAGCGCACCACTCCGCCGCAACTCGTTCTGCTACATCGCCGTGCAATTTATACATGGCAGCAATTTCATTGCACACCTTCAAGCAGGCTTCTCGCTCAGCAGCGGCTACTAACCGAGCGAACGGATACTTGTACAGTTCTTCCGGGGCCGCTTCGCGCACGGCTTGCTCTAGCAGGCGGTCTATTTCTTCGTTGGTCATTCCTTCCCCCTTGCTCTGATGGCGGCGGCGCATTCACTGCTGGTGTGCTTGTGCATCAGGTGCTGCCTACGTTCACCAACTTCATCACACACCTTCGCGCAGGCCTCGCGTTCGGCCAGCACCGCCTTCTCCAACGCTTTGAGGCAGGCGATAACCCGTTCCGCTTGCCATGACACTGATTCATGCAATGACTTGATGTAGGCGTCGTTGCGCTCACGCTCGGCAGCGGCAACGAGGCGGGCGAAGTTGGCAAAACCTTCAGCCCCCACGATGCCTACCATACCGTCGGTAAACCCCGCCTTCCGCGCCAGTTCAATGATCTCGTCTGGTGTCATTCCTTCCCCCCTGCTCTGATGGCGTCGATACGGCTCATGAGTGCATTGGCGGCCAAAACTATGCCGTTGCGCTGCGCTGTGGGGTCTACACCGTCGCCGCCTATGTCGCCGGGGATGATCAAAGCGTTGACGGCTTCCCATGCGGCTTTCCGCTCGGCAACGGCAACAAGGGCAGCGAAGGTTTTGATGCGACCTTCAAACATTGGGTCTTGGTAGACGATGTTTTCTGGATGAGGCAGAAGCCCAGCCTCCCGCGCCAGTCGGATGATGGTGTCACGATCCATGTCTGTCCTTCCACCATGCTTCAAAGAAGCCCCAGATGACGCCGCCGATGGCGCTGCCGATGATGAGGCTGATGATGGTTCCAAACAGGAACCCCGGAGAAATTTCGCAGTTCATTTCGCGTCCTCCTGCTCAATCGGCACATCGCGCCATTCGCCTGCAACACCTTGCGGGTAGAACGCCCCCGTCAGGTTCTCAACCTCCCACCACTGCTGAAGGATGCGAACCGTCCTGAAGTTGTTCGGGTCCCGCGTCTCGCGCTCCACGAAGCGCAGTCTGTTTGTTGGGGTCATGTCTTCTCTCCTAGTCGTTCGCGCAGGGCGATTGCGGTGTTGCAGATAACCACGCCACTGGCATACGTTCGCTGCATCACGTGGTTCTCAAGACAGTCCAACGCCTGCCGCAGCAGGGCGGTGTCGTCTACGGGGTGGGTAAGAATCGCTTGCCAGTGCTCCACCTGCGCGTCCTCAAGGTGCAAGCCGCGCATCTTTGCAAACTCGGTAATGGCCTCTACAGCCGGGCCTGCGTGGTCTGCGCTTGACAGCGTCAGTCGCTCTTTGCGGGAGGTCAGCCAACCCATGAAATCGAATAACACGCCAGCAATGTGCGAGTGCAGGACATGAAGTTCAATGGGTTCATATTTCGCCACCGGCTCATTGCTCATGCTTCACCTCCAATCCCGTGTGCGCGTTCGATGGCGCGGGCGAAACTGAAGTCGTCATGCCGGTGGGCAGACGCAGCACATTCACCAACGATTAGCGCGATCTCCTCATCCGTCAGCGGCTTGCGCTGCGGTGGGTTAGGGGCGTATTGCTGTCCACAACTGTGACACTGAACAACACCGTTGAACCGATTCCAAAAAACTGCCCTGCCGTCGTGATACCCACAACAGGGCAGTAAGCGCATCTTCGGGGACGGCTCCTCCTGAGGCTCCGCAAGCGCGGTGCGTAGAGCGGTGATGGCCTTGCTGTGCTGGTCAAATGCCTTGCCGCCTTTCTTGATCTGCGACTCGCTGGACTCATCGAATCCAACGTGAAGTCCAAACTTCAGCGCCTCAAGCGCCTGCTGCGCTGCTTCTCTTAGGTTCATTCCTCGACCTCCATCGCCTTCTCATCGGCCTCGTCTTCCAGCTTCGCCAGCGCCTTGGCATTCAGATCATCAATATCAAACTCCAAACCGTTTATGGTCATGCTGATGATCTTGGCTCGGTAGTTCCTGCTGATCTTGGCCTCGACCTCAACCAAACAGTCGCCCATGTAAGTCTTAAAAAACATTTTTGGCTCCAATCACTTTGCCCGCTTGCACGGCCACGCCGCACTCAAGGCTTCCACAGCCAAAGCCGCAGCCGTCTTGTGCCGCGACTGAGGATTAAGCAATAGATGACGAAGGACCACGTCCCGCGCCTGCCCCGTGGTTGCATAGTCCGGCGAGCAGATCAGGATCCCCTCCATCGTGTCGGCCACCCCGGCTACAAAACCGAGCGCCACGGACTTCTCAATCACGCTGTCCGACTGCATCCGCTGCAAAAGCTCGTTTCCCGTATAAAACTCCGCCCGGACCGGGGACCCGAACAGCGGCCCGAAGGCCAACAAAACCAACAATCGCTTCATATTCACCCCAGCCATAAAACCACAGCCAACAAGGCCGCGAAAACCAAAACCAAGACAACCAGGATCACCATGGCCAAACAGCCCAGGGCATCCAGGTCGTCCTCCTCATACCGCTGCATCGGACCTCCGCCCTACGTACCGGGCCAGCAACCACTTGTCACCCAACCGGGCAACCGAACGCGCCCAGTCCCTCTGATACCGCCGGCTCTGTGGCCACAACTCACGCGCCTTCTTCAACAATCGGGTTCTCATATCAACGCCTCCTCGTACTTCGAAAGATCGGCTACGGGCTTGACGCGCCGCGGCGGCTTATACGGCTGGCCACGATAGGTCGGGAACGGCCAGACAGGGGGATGAGATTGGGATGGGGGTTTGGGCTGGCGGGGCAAGGCCCGCGGACCGGGGCTAACCATTTGGGCTCTCAAAAGTGATGTAGGCCGCCTCCTGGATCTCCTCGACCACGGAGTTGGAAATGATGCCCATGACGTCCTCCCCGCCCAAGGTCACGCCAACCAGGGTGTACGTGGCTGGCCAGTCACCCCGCGCTTCCTCCACCTCCAAAGTACAAACCAAAGGCTTGTCCGTCAACATCGTCTCGAACCAAAGCTCCACCGTGTTGAAGTTGGGCCACACCGCACGGCCGTTGGGTTTAGTGCTCATTAGAACGCTCCTTCTCATGTCGTTGAGCATCGGCGTACAGGGCACCCATGGCCTCCTGCAGCTTCTCCGGAGGGATGGCCAGGGCCACGCCGAGCTTGGCCGCTGCCATCATCAAGCCGAACATGCCAATAGAAGGCTTCTCAGCCAACTCCGGCAGCACGTCCAGAAGGTCGTCTGATACGGTCGTGATCTGGTCCATTGCGTCCAGCGCACGCTCGGTGAAGGCCTGTTTTACATCGTCTGTCATGCGTCTATCCTTTCTGTTGTGGATCTGTTATTGTGCGGTATGGCGTGTTGATCGTCAAGTGGGCTGGGAGTGCGCGGATGTAGGGGGAAACCCAGAGAAAAGAGGGTGGGGAAGGGGTCGAGGACCGCGGACCGGGGCTTTTTGGGGGTTCCTATAGAACTTTTTTGGGTAGAGGTGTTTTTTTAATTTTTTTCGTGGGAAATGGCGTAATTGGTGTAATGGCGTAATAGATGAATGAAATCAAGGGGTTGGAGCATCACGTTTCATTACGGGAAGGAACAGGTGTATGAATTTTTCTGGGGGTCGCGCGCGGTTATTTTTTTGAAAAAATTTTTCGTTGATGGCCAGAAAAAGTTCTATAGGCCAGGATCTAGGGGTTTGCCCTGAGTGCTTGTTGGGTGGCTTTGGGATGCCTGTTGCGCGGCTGCTGGGTCGTGCTACACTGGTTGCAGTTGGAACACGCTTGGAGTGCACAGAATGGACACTTTGGACATCGAATCGGGGATCCCGATTCCTGAGGAGGGGACGGTTCAGAAGTACCCGCTGCGGGACATGGAGCCGGGCGACAGCATCTTCTTCCCGAAGGACCAAGAGAAGGTCGCTGCCAGCGCCCGGTCCTGCGCGTGGCGGTTCTCGAAGATGCAGGATCCCCCCTGGGTCTTCACGCTGCGCCGGACCAACCCGCTCAAGGACAAGGACGGCTTCCGCCTCTGGAGG